CAGAACTAACTAGCACAACCGTTGTTCCTGTCGTAGCGGTATAGTCTGTACCTGCCTTGAGCATCACTCCATTTTGATAAACGTCCATGTACAAACTATCTGGATAGCTGAGTGTTAGCGAGTTGCTATCACTGCCACTGAATGATGTCTGCCCTGCTGTCGCTTGGTATGTAAAACGACTACGGACTGAGTTCTTTGGTGCTTTACCTATGTAGGGCATTTATTTATCCTCATTGACTTGGGCCTTTACGCTCAATTAAAATAGCTGTTTTTGATATAGCAGTATCACTAACTATTTTTCCACCTGATTCCATACTAGCAGATTGTAGTTGAAATTTTACATTAGAAGTATCAGTTACGTTAATTAACGCAAACATACTTGCACCTTGATTTAGGTCTGCGGAAGAATTAGTTCCTTCTTGGCATTGAGCAACAGTATCATAACTAGAGTTATTAATTGTAACATTAAGAAATAATTTAGTTGTTTGGTCTGCTGCTGTTGTGAAGATATTTCCAAAAACATCTACACGATACAAACCTGTTCTTGGAAAAGTCCAAGTACCAGAGCTTTCTGACATACCAGTACCTATCTTAGCAAATGACGCATCATCTACACGT